ATTGGGCTTGTCTGCTGACAGTGTGGCCGGCTTCTCCAAAGCCATCCGGCTCACCTTCACCGGCGACAAGGCCAAGGACGAGGCGCTGTATAAGGAAATGCTGGGCGGCGTGTCTGACGATTTGGCCCGCACCATCATCGGCAGCTACAAAGAAACCGTTGCCACCGTCATTGATGAGATCATCAGCGTTGGAGGCGGCGAAGGCGGCGACATCACCTACAGTCAAGTATCGCGCCAGGTTAAGACCAGCACTTACACGCCCAGCGAATTCGCACGGGACGGCGAAACCGCCTCGCAAACCCTGCAACGCCTTGCGACCAGCATCACGCTTGTCAACGGCACATCCGACCTGCTGGGCTACAAGCTGACAGAAGTCGGCCTCAAAGGTGCCAACACCGCCAGCCTGTTGATTGATGCCTTCGGGGGTGCTGAACGCTACGCAGCGCAAATGGGCTCGTACTACCAAAACTTCTACACGCAAGAGGAACAACGCGCCAAGCTCATCGAAAATACGAGCGAGGCATTCACGGCGCTTGGCAAAACAATGCCTGTGCTGGACGAAAGCGCACGCGCAGCGTACCGCTCAATGGTGGAGCTTGCTGCTGGGCAGGATATGAGCGTCGAGGCCAACCGCACCGCTTACGCCAGCCTGCTAGCCCTGCAAGGCCCCATGAACGAGTTGGCCCCGGCGTTTGACACCGCAGCAACTGCCGTCACGGACTTAATCGACACTATCACCGAGGCGCTCACCAAAAGCGGCCAAGACCTCGCCATCGAGCTACTCAAAGCACAAGGTAAAAACTCTCAGGCAATGGCCGCACAGCGAGCGCTCGACACCGATGGCTACACCGCTGCGCAAGTGGCTATGTACGACTACAACCAAGCCCTGCGCGACCAGATCACGACACTCAACACCCTGGCGGGCTTGCAGCAAGAATATGACGATCTGACGCTGACGCAGGCGCAGCAGCGGAACAAAATTTGGCTTGCTCAAAATGCAGCCGACCCTACTGGCATGGTAAGCGGGGCACAAATCAAAGTCTGGGACAAGCAAGACGAAAAAGCCGCCGCCCAAGTCGCCAGCGACTTTAACCGAGCGCTTCTTGAAGCAGCAGGCAATACATCAGGCTTGGCCTCTTTTGACAAAGCCATCTCTGATGCAGCGCTGATTGCTGCGGGCTGGACAAAGACTCAGATAGACGCCATTGACGCTGCAAAAACAAAAACAGCATCAGATGCGGCAAAAATCGAATCCGATAAAGCCGCCGCCCAAGTCGTTTCGGACTACAGTCGAGCATTGCTGGAAGCATCGGGCAACACCTCGGGCCTTGCAGCATTCGACAAAGCCACTTCTGATGCCGCCCTGATAACTGCTGGCTGGACACAGGCGCAAGTCGATGCGGTAAACATTGCAAAGGCAGGCACAGCCTCTGCCGCAGCCAAGGTCGCATCAGACAAAGCCGCAGCCCAAGTCACTACAGACTACAGCCGCGCACTGCTGCAAGCCTCGGGCAACACCTCGGGCCTTGCCGCTTTTGACCAAGCAGTCAGTGATGCAGCCCTGATCACTGCTGGATGGACACAGGCTCAAGTCGATGCCGTCAACACTGCAAAAGCAACAACTGCCGCAAAATCAGCAAAAGACTCATCTGACGCAGCCGCAGCAGCCGCAGCAGCCGAATCAGCTAAAGCACTTGCAGCCACAAACAAGGGCTATCAAGACCAACTTGACATACTGACCGGCGCACAAACCGACAGGTCAATTTCCCTGCGCGACACTACAGACGAAAGCACCCGCGCCATCATGCGCCAGGTTTTTGCGCAGCAAGACATGAAGGCGGCTATCGAAGCTGCCGAAGCAAAGCGCAAGGAAATAGAGTCACAGAGACTTAGCATTGAATCGAGTTTGCTAGCGGCACTCGGGCGCACTGACGAGCTTCGCAAACGGGAGATAGTCGCCATCGACGCAAGCAACCAGGCTTTGCAACGGATGGTGTGGTCACTTGAGGATTCTCGCAAAGCTACTGATGATGCATACTCTGGCGTAGAGCGTGCGGTATCTGCGCAAAGGGCATTGGCTCAAGAGACACTGGATAGCGTCAAAGGAGTTTTTGATGCGGTTTCCGAAGCAGTCAAAGCCCTGTATGGCGAAGTCGAATCTACACGCACCATGCAAGCATCCGAGGGACGTGCGTTTATTGATAACGCGCTAGTAAACGCAAAGGCCACCGGTTACTTACCCGAATCTGATGATTTGCAATCTGCTATCAGCGCAGTTCGGAGCGAAATGGACGCTTCGCAGTACACAAGCCAGTTTGACGCTGATTTTGCAAAGCTACAGCTTGCCGGGCAACTGGCAGAACTGCAACGCATTGCGGAGCCACAAGTTACAGAGGCTCAGAAGCAACTTGAAGCGCTTGACGGGATTCTTGAAAACGCTAAATTGCAAATTGATACTTTGCGAGGAATTGATACAAGCGTTCTGAGCGTGGCTGCTGCCGTGGACAAGCTAAGGTTAAAGATGTTTGCAGAAGAGACTGCAACAAAGCAAGCAGAGGCGGCGCTCGGAATAAGCCCAGCGGTAGCCGCATCCCAAGCGGTAGCCGCTACTGAATCACAAACTGCTTACGATGTGGTAGCTGCCGCTATCGAGCCATTCAGCCGCGACATCTCTCAGCTTTCAGCCGCACAACTTGCGTACTTTGACACTATCAAGTCGCAACACGGCGCAAATACAGATGTAAATTCTCAGTTTGATTACGTCAAATCGCTGCAAGACATTCAAGCTCTTGCATCGAAAGATGCGGTGAGCGGAGTTGCTCGGATTCAGGGTGAGGCAGGAATCGACTACATGATCCGGCACGGCTACAAATACGACCCAAATACAGGCGGCTATTCATTAGCAGTGGGTACAAACTATGTGCCGTATGACGGAATGAGGGCCATTTTGCACGAAGGCGAGGCGGTCATTCCCAAAGCCTACAACCCGGCAGCGGGTGGTCAATCCAGCGCCCGACTTGAATCGTTGGTGGAAGGCTTGACAAAAGAAGTGCAACGCCTGCAAAGCATTGTGAATGACGGCAACCGCCAAGCAACCCGCACGGCTGATGCAACAAACGGACGCCCTGAAATGCCTATGTTGGTGGAGACAGTATGAACATCATTTCTCCAATCACCATCACCGACGCCATGCTAGGCGCGGGCACGACCCTGGCTGAAGATTCGACAGCAGCCTGGACAAGCGCAACGTATGCAGTAGGTGACGAGCGCCATGTGGTTGCTACTCACCGTGTCTACAAATGCGCCCTAGCTGGCTCAAGCACGATCAGCCCACAGCTTGACCCAACCCGCTGGCTAGACAAGCGCCCGACTAACAAATGGGCACCGTTTGACATTTACACCAGCACCGCAGCCGCTACCGTCACCACCATGACGTATGTTCTGACGCCGGGTTATTTCAACTCGATTGCACTCTACGGCCTGACAGGTTCGCAGTATTCGCTCAGTGTCAAAGACGCCACGGGCGGCACGGTGATCTACAGTAAAAGCGGATTTCTTTACGCTGATCCTGTTGGTTGGT